CCGGCCTCATCCTCGGCCGATGGCGCGTATCCGCTTTCGCCCTGGCCCGAGGTGTAATTTCCTTGTCCGCCGGCCCCGCCGTACCTGCCTCCGCCTTTGCCTCCATCGCCGTATCCGGTGGATCCGCGCTGCCCGCCGGCCCCGCCGCGGGCCCTGAGCATCACAGCGCTCGAGTAGGTGACGGTAGAATCGCCTCCCGCCGATCCGTCGTTCGCGCCGGCCGCTCCGCCGTTCCCGCCGGTCCCGACCGCGATCGTGTAGCTCCCGCCGGCGACGACCTTGAGCCAGGCCAGGACGTACTGGGCTCCGCCTCCGCCGCCGGCCGCGTAGCCGCCCGAAGACGCAGCTCCGCCTCCTCCGCCTCCTCCCGCTTGGAGCTCGACGAGGACCCAGGGGCTCGCGAGGTTTAGCGGCGCCGTCCAATTGTTCGAGGCTCCGGAGGTCCATTCCTGGCTCTTGCCGGTCGCGCCGCCGCCGCTGAGCTTGTAGGTATTTCCGGCCATCGTCGCCTCCTCTAGGTCGTCGTCCAGGTCCCGACGCCGCCCTGGATCCCCCATTGCGTCGCCGTTTCGAGCCGGAGCTTGATGCACGCCCAGATCTCCGTCGAGGCGCTGTTGGAGATCGTCCCGCCGGCGCTCGAGTCCATAATCGTATCGGAGTCCGCGGCGTCGATCGTGACCTTGCCGGCGCCGAGTTTCCAAATCGTGAAGGTCGCCCCGATGTGGCTCGAGTCGACGCTCGGCAGGTTCACGGTCCGGTCGCTCGAGCTGTTCACGATCACGGTCATCCCGATCTGCGAGGTCGTGAGCGTGATCCCTGAGCTCCCGTCGACGGTCGCGCCGAAGGTCGCGAGGTTCACCAGGTTGTCGTAGTCGCTTTTTTTAGTGGCGTTGCCGACCGTGACGGTCGGGATCGTCGTGAGCGCTCCCATCTTGTCCTCCTGTTACCACCAGGCGCTTTTGTCTGCGGTCGCCCAATCGCCAGGGACGATGAGCCCGTCGTCGTCCGTCCAGAATCCCTGCTCGAGCTTTTGCTGTTCCGAAGCTGAGGCCCAGGCCGGCGCCGAGCCGTCGCACCACATCCCGATGAGGTAGGCCGTCCCGTTGAGGTTGTCGAGCTTGAGGCGGGCCCGGTTCTCGGCGAGCTGCTTATCGATGCTCAAGATCTGGAACATCTGCGCATCGAGCCTGCCGGTCGCTGTCGGCGCCTTTGCCTTCGAGATCGCGAGGATGTCGCCGGGCTTACGGGCGTAGAGGCGGGCGCCGGCCGCGTCGATCGTGAGCTCGATCGGGGCGCGGTTCGTGAGGAAAAGCACCCGGTCCCGGAGCGTTTCGGCTGCGGCTTGTGTCCGAAGCCAGGACGGGATCCTGCGGTACGCCGTTTCCTGGCCGTCAAGGTAGCGGGCCCCGGAGTTGTCGCCCACGACGACGTCGTATGAGTCGTCCTCGCCCTCCAGGCCGCCGCTTTCCGGCCTTTCGTAGGGCCGGCCGTTGTAGTAGATCTTGACGCCGGCGTAGAGTTTCGAGGAGGGCGACCGCTGCTCATAAATCGCGATCTCCTCGTTCTCGAGCGTCGAGGCCGAAGCGAAGAACGGGTCGAAGACGGCCAGACCGATCTTGCCGTCGTTGCCCTGGTAAAGGGTCGAGAGAGTCGAGCGCTCGAGCTCCGAAATGTAGGTTGCGAGGTTCCTTTTAAAGCGGATGTATTTGCAGACCGGAAGGTCCGCCAGGGCCGCCCGGGCCGCCGTAAACGCGGCCGTGTTCAAGCTCGAATCCTCGAGGCCCAGGACCTTCTTGAGGAAAAAGCGGACGACGTCGGCCGGGTTCTCGAGCAGGTCCGCCGAGCTCTCGCCCGGGATGTCCGAGATCTTCGCGCCTTTCGCCCAAACGGTGACCTCGCCCGCCGGCGTGTAGCTCGAAAAAGTAAAGCGGCAGTTTGCGAGGTCGACCGCGTAGCTGCCCGGCGCGACGACCGCGCCGCCGTCGTAGACGGCCACGATTTCCTTGAGCGTCTGGCAGGCCGCATCGGCGATCGTGTATTGGCTGGCGTCGGCCGTCGCCGCGTCCGTGCAGAGCGGCTTGATCCCGAAGACCTCGCCGATGAGCAAGGGCAGCGGCTTGCCTCGGTCGCCCTCGGCGACGTTTGTTCCGAAGCAGGGATTGACCGGCACGTTCCGCTTGAGGATCTCGAGGTTGTTAGCCGTGTCGAAGCTGACCGCGTCGGCCCGCCATCGAGGCTCTTTGATCGTGCCGGCGAAGATCAGGGCGTACTCGTTAAGCGGCAAATCCTCGCCGCCGTGGTAGATCTCGACGGCTGCATTCCTCCAGGACCAGGCCGGCCAGGTCTTGTCGAAAAATCTCAGGTGATTCGCAAGCTTGAGATCGAGCCCTCCGAAGCTGAGGCCGCCGCCGGCCAGAAAATCCGTTTGTTCGTTCGTGATCGTCGGCAAGCTCGAGGAGCTCAGCAGCGGCTCATAATAGATCCCGTTGAAGATCTTGCCGCGGCCGGCGCGTCCGACGCCGCTCGAAAAATAGAGCTTGAAAAAAACGACGATCCAGATGGAATTGCGGTCCGCGTTTCCGTCGTCTGAGCAGCGGACGTAGATCTTGCCGGCGGCCTGGTCGAAGTAGTAGCTCCCCGCGTTCACGTCGACGAGCGCGACCGAGGCCCTCGAGGTATAGGCGGAGCCGTTCTCGCGGACCGATTGGAGCCCGCGCCAGGTCGTTCCGAAATCGCCGGCGTTGTAGCCCATCGAGTAGAGCGGAGCCCAGGCGTATTCGTAGGTGTAGGCATAACCGCCTGTCTTGGCCCATCCTCGGAGCCGTTCCTTCGGCTCGATCGTCGCGAGAAAATCCCGCTGTGCCGAAGGCGCGGCGACCAGCGCGGCGTAGGTCGTGATGCTCACAGGGCCTCTAAAACCGTTAAAGTAACGTTGTCCCGGTTGATGTGGCTGTAGCTTGTGGCCGGGAGCTCCTCGAGCCGGCAATACCGCGTCAGGTCGTGCCGGCCGTCTGCCCGGACGGCGTTGTCGTAATCGGCGATGATGAAAAAGTAGAGCTTGAGCCCGACCGCGGCGGCGAGCGCGTCGAAGGTCGCCGTCAGGATCCGCTCGAATTCAAACGTCAAGCGATCGTACGTGGTGCGGTTGTCGAAGCTCTCGGCGCCGTCGTAGCTCCGGGTGATCGTCGTCGGATCGATTTGTTCCTTGTTCCATCGGCAATAATTCCGCTCGGGCGTGGCCGTCTGGCCGAGGAAAACGCGGCCGAGCTCGACGAAGCCCTCCGGGTTGGCCGCGTCCACGATCGTGATCCTCCAATAACGGAATGTTTGGTCGGAGCTCCAAAGGTAAACGACGTTTGCGGCGTGGTAGGTCAGCGCGAGGTCGATCGAGGGCGATCCCCAGGCGTCCGTGGCGTTGGCCTGGATCTTGATCGTGGCGCCCGAGGTGAGGTTGTGCCCGACGAAAACAAGGGCCCGGACGGCCTGGGCGCTTCCGAAGTCGAATTTGATCCATTCGCTCGCGCATCCCGTCGAGCGCCAGGGCTTCGAGCGCCAGGCCTGGGCGACGTTCGCGGCCGGAAGGCTCGCGACCTCCGAACTCGCCGTTATCGTCGCGGAGTCGACCCGATTGAAAAAGGCCAGGTTGATCATTGCTCGCTCCTGACGATCGTCTGGATGTCCATCGTGAGCCGGCCGCGGCCGCTGAGGCTCTCGAGGTTCGGGAGCAGGGCCTCGGCGAGCTTCCGGCCGTCGACGTTGATAACGACGGCCAGGGGGCCCGCCGGCCGGCGCCTGGAGGCTCGGCCTGCCTCCTCGCGGAAGATCCGGCGGATCGCGTCCTCGGATCCGAGGATCTCGCGGCCCGCTTCGCCGGCCTCGTAAAGCCGCCCGCCCTGTGTCATAAATTGCGTGGCCCCCTCGAAGATCGCGCCTTTCGCGAGGGGGATCGGCTGCCTGGCAATGAGGCCGATCTGAACGGCGCCCATCGCCCCGACGAGCGCGGCCAGGAAAATGTTGGGGAGCGCCTCGGTCACGGCCTCGGCCGTGTTGACGACGGCGCCGAGGAGCGCGACCGCCTTCTGCTGCTTGGCCGCGACCCGCTTGGCCGAGGTCCTCTTGATCTCGAATTCCGCTTCCAGGGCCGTAATCGCCCGCTGCCGCTCCTCCTCGTTCGTGTAGGTCGCGTTGATGATGTCGAGGCGCTTCTTGTACTCGTTCTCGATCTCGATCTCTCTGTTAGCCTGAGCCTGGGAAATGATCGCGTTAAAGCCTGAAATCGCCGCCGTGGCGTAGGTCGAAAATGAAGCCATGTTGGTTTTCCAGGCGGCGAGCCAGTCCGGCATCGCGAGCTGCCGCTTGAGCTCGGCGACCTCCTGGCGCAGGCGGACGACCTCGTCGACCGGCATCGCATCGCCCCAAAGGGCCAGGGCCTTCCGGTTGGCATCAAGCTGCTTCCGGATGTCGAGCTTCGTCAGGACGCCGGCGGCTTGGCCGACCCGGCCATTGAGAAAATCGAAAACGTCGCCGACCGGCTCTTTGAAGTCGACCAGCTTCCCGAAGGTGCCCCCGATTACGTCGCCAAACGTCCGGAGCTGTGTGACGGCCTGCTTGGTGTCGACGTCGATTACTGAGAAATTCCGGAACTGCCGCATTTCCTCGCTGAGCGCGGCCGCTCTCTCTTGCAGGAATTTAAGCTCGGCCTCGCTTTTCTTGGCCGTGCCGGAAATCTTGGGGCCGACCTCGTCGACGACGGCGCCGACCTCGTTGAGCTTTACCGCGAGCTGATAGCTCCACCCGCCGGCGGCCTCTAGGGCCTTCCTTGTTTCCTCCCCGAATTTCCCCGAGGCTATCGCCGCCAGCGTCGCCCGTCCGCCGATCTCGTTGAAGCTATCCCATAGCTTCTCGCCGAGGCCCGCGACGATGTCCCGGCTCTCCGCGCTGTGCTTGCCGAGTATCAAGATCATTTGGCTGACGTCCTGAACGACGCCGGTAAAGCCTCCGAGCTTGATGTTGAGCTTGTCCCAGGCCTGCTCGGCTTCAGAGACGTCGCTCCTCATCCCGCCGATCCGCTCCCTGACGTCCTGAAGCGCTTTGAAGGCCCCGGAGACGGCCTTCGCGATCCCGCCAATGAAACCGGCGAGCCCTTCGATGTAGTCCTTGAGCTCCGGCGTTATCTCCCGGATCAGGTTGGTGACGTCCTGCATCGCCTGCTTGACCGACTCGTTCTTGACGACGGCGTTCCCGATCTCCTCCTGGGCGTCGCTCCAGGCGTTGCGGAGCTGCGCGAGCCGGCCGCTGTACGTTTCTGTTTCGGCCTGGGCCCGGCCGTACATAATGTTGAGCTTCTCCAGGAGCACGGCCCGCTTCTCCTCGAGCGTGAGCGTTTCGTCGACCCGGATCCCATAGCGGCTCAGGGCGCCAAAATTCCCCTCCATCGCCTTCGCGATCAGCATCGTCGCCGCGTGGAGGTCCATCTTGAGCGTCGAGGCTAATCCCATCGCGCCTTTCGTGGCCTTGTCGATCCCCTCCTGGTTAAGCTTCGTCATCTGGATCAGCAGGGCTTGGCTTGTCTGGATCTGATCGTCGGCGTAGATCGTGGCCTGCTGCTGAGCCTCGGCGAAGCTCTTATAATGGGCGACGTTTCCTTCGAGGGTCCGGCCGGTGAGCTCGAGGGCCGCACTCAGGGCCCGGTCCGCGTCCTCCTGGGCAATAGCGGCCCCGAGCGTTTCCTTGAGCTCGTTCTTGATAGCCCGAAAGGCGCCCCGGACGGCGTCGGCGGCGAGGCTCGCGAGCGTAAAGGTCCCGAATAGCTTGGTCCAGGAGCTCTCGGCTGCCGAGGCCTCGCGCCCGCCGGCGCCTGCCTCGGTCTGCATCTTCTTGAAAGCGTCATCGAGCTTCTGAATCGAGGTGACGGCGCCGGAGCTGTCGACGGTGACCGCGTATCTAATCTCGGCCATCGGTCATCCCTCCCCCCGGGCTCGGCGCTCGGCCGCGGCCCGAATCTCGAGGACCGCGTCGTGGATCTCGCATAACCTGTCCATGAAGATCAGCTTGTCCGGGCCCTCGAGGCCGAGGTCCGCGAGGAGCTCCGGCGTCCCGCCGTGCTCCCGGATAAAAGCTCTCGAGCTCAGCTTGTAAAAGCTCAAGGCTTCCTCCTCGTCCGCCGCGAGCTTCGGCGGGTTCTGTGCCGGGTTCGGTCCCTCGAATAGCGCGGTCCAATCGCAGGCCTGGCTGTAGTCGCGGAGCCACTCGAGGAACCGCCTTAATTTTTTAGGAACGTTTCCCGATTCCGAGCGTCCTTGACGACCTGGATCCCGAGAAGCGTCCCCGGCGGCTTGTCCGCGAGCTCCTCGGCGAGGAGCTCCGGCAGGTGGATGGCCTTCGTTTCCTCGTTGCAGGGGATCGTCTTTCCTTCCAGGTCATCGAGCTCCCACTCGACCACGGCCTTCGCTGCGGCGGCTGAGATCGTCCGGCCGGCCCGAAATTCGCCGTCCTCGAGGCTCGCGTCGATGATGTCGAAGCGGTCGAGCGGTCGAAGCTTGAGCCGTAAAGCGGCCGGCTCGAGCTTGGTTGTTTTGAGCCGGTACTCGATCCAGTCGCTGAGCGGAGCGGCCGGCTTGAATTTTAGTCTTGCCACTTTGGTCCTCCGTTAAGCGAGATAGTCGGTCGCCTTCTTGTTGATCCACTCGAGGTATGGGCGCGCGTAGCTCATCCCGGTCGGGTTGGCCGCGGCCTGCTCGGCGACGAGCTCGAGCCCGTTCTTGATGATCTCCTCCCAATCGGCGGAGGGCAGGAGCATCCGGAGCCGCGGAAAATAGAGCTTGTGGCTGTACGGGTAGCCGGTGCCGGCCTCGACCGCCGAGGTGAAGGCGATCAGCATCTTCTGCGTCGTTTCGGCCAGGGCCGTCTGGAAAAACGCGGCGTTGACGGCGTCGAAGCGCGGGAATTTGAGCTTGACCCGGATGTCCGGCTTCCCGCCCTCGGCCGGCTCGACGATGTCGTATTGGCCGGCCGGGTGCAGGCTGTCGTAGCCCTGGCGCTTGTAGCTGATCTCGATCTCGGTGCAGTTGAGGGCCGTCGCCCCGGTGACGTCGCCGGCGCTCTGCGCGTTCATCTTCACGACCTGCTGCCGGTGAAGGATCCGGTTATCCCGGTCGTCATAGGTGAGCGCGTCCATCTGCGTTGCGGTGTTGATGACGCTGTCGTCCTTGATGAGGTTCCCGCGGAGCTTGAGCTCGCTCTGGATTATCCCGCCGCCGGCGCTCTTGAGCGTCCACTCGGTCGGCTTGGCCGACGGGCATTCCCATATCTTCCCGGGCATCTCGCGGGCGAAGGTGAAAAAGATCCCTTCGTTCGAGTCCGCGAGCTGCAGGATGTGCTTGTAGGCCGTTGTTGAGCCCTGCTGCACTGGAGCTCCGGCGGTGCCCATCAGGCCGGCGATCATCGAGCCGAGGGCGCCCGGGTCGCAGAGAAAATCGGTCGTAATGACCGGCTCGACCTCCTTGACGTTGTCGAGGGCGCCGCTGAGCGGGAGCGGCGAGTCGACCTCGTCGGCGATGAGCAGGGCCTGCTCTCGGTTGAAGCCCGCGACGGACTTGCAGTTGACGCCGTAGCCGGCGCCGAGCGCGACCGCCGTGCCCCACACGCTGCCCTTCCTGGCCCCGACCGCCAGGCGCTTTCTTTCCGGTCCGGTTGGTGTGCCCATAGTTACCTCCTGTTTTTTTAGGCTTTATTATCGTACCTTGACGACGAAGTCGTCAATGAGCTTCTTCGAGTCGCTCAGCGTCGTGGTGAACGTGAGCGTGTAGTCGACGCCCGCGGAGCCGGCCTCGACCCAGGCCCAAATCTCGGCGCCCGAATATTGGCCGCTTCCGACCGTGAGGCCCGAAGGGGCGCAGCTCACGGCGACGCCGGTGATCGTGACGCCGTCCGGAAGATCCGGATCCCGGTAGCGGAAGCCGACCGGGTATTTTTCTCCCGCTCTTTTCTCGATCATCCCCGCGGCTCTGATCATCTACTTTCTCCTGTTTTGGTCTTGGATCCGGTCGCGCGGCGGGACGTCTACGATCCGGTCCCGCTGCCTGAGTACGAGGATCCGCCCTCGCGGGAAGGCGTCAAAGATAAAAGCCAGGGCCGGCCGGCCCTGGGGATCGACGAAGACGGCCTCGGTGCCCAGGCCGGCGTCGGCGATCGGGATCTCGAATACGAGCTCGGCGTCGACGGCATCGCCGCCGGTCTGGCAAGCGGCGCCGATGTCGACGTCCTCGTTGAGCACGGCCAGGAGCGGAAAGTCGGCCAGGTCGGCGTCGAGGTTGTCGGTCTGGATGGTGATCGTTTTTCGCTCCGTCCATTCCGGAAGGCCCCAGGGGATCGGCGGCGGCGGCCCTGCTTGTGTTTCCTTCGCCCCCCAGGTCAGCTCGTTGTCCGCCTCGGCCATGTTGTGATGCTCGAACTTGAGCCAGGCGGCGGAGCGGTCGACGGCGGCGAGGCGAAGCTCGTCCAGGTCGCCCGCGAAACGGGAGCCGATCTTAACCGCCGTGGCGTTGTCCATGAGGACCGGTTGCGGGTTAGTCGAAGTCCCCGAGAGGACGCCGTCGACGAAGATATCGATCGTCGCGTCGGGCGAGCTGTGCGTGACCCGCACCTTGACGTAAACGAAAGAGCCGACCGGGAGCGCGGCGGAGTAGGCGGTCAGGTGATTCGATGAGAGGTCATCGACGTAGCTGAGGT